CGGATCGTCCTTCACTGGTTTGATCGAAACATCCGATTCCAACCACTCACCAGATGCGTGCATAAGTTTTGTCGTTACGATGACCCTACCATCTTTGAAGTCAGCGCCTTGGCTTATGGCCAAGCCGTTTGCAACCAGTGGTGGCCTGGATGCCTCGATCAAAGATTCGAAGGGAGCGTATTTGGTTTTAAAATAGGGGTTCGATGCTTCCTTCTTGGCCTTCGTCATTTCCGCTTGCGCTGCTGTCAGCGCTTTTATCAGATTGCCTAGGTTTTCTGATTGTCTCATGTTTAACACCTTGCTGTATTTTTTGGTCGATGCATCTTCGAAGCAGCTCGCTTGCTGTAATTTTCTCGTCACGCGCTAGCTGCTTTAGGACGTGCAAGCGAAACTTATCGAGCCTTAGCATAAAAAAGTTATCTTTTTTGGTAGGCTTATTTGCCCGCACGTTTTAACTCCAACGTTAAATCGATTACCACTTCACGGAGGATTTGGTTTTCTTGCTCAAGAGTAAGGCCGGTTGCTGCTGCTGCTTTCTTTGCGGTTGCAACCACCTTTGGCGTGGGTGTGGGTTTTGCCGAACGGGCTTTTTTTAGATAGCTGTAATATTGGTTGGTGTTGAGACCGATTTTTTTACAAGACGACACCACTTGATTTCCGGCATCGACTAGTTTTTTTACTTCCTGAACTTTTAAAAGTGTTGACTCTCTCACGATTATCCTCCAATGTTTTGGTTGAAAGATCATATATACATACTAGCTGTTGAACGTCAATACAATGTTGATGACTCATTTTGATAAAAAAAATATAGGCAATGCTAGATGCTATGCGAGCGGTTGGAAAGGCGTCAGGGCACCCACTGCGGGCGAAGCTGCGAAGGTGATTGCTGCATCCACGTGGTCACCATGCCTGTGGGCGCATGGTGTAAGGAAAAAAGCTAATTTTCGTGCCGCCACTTGGTTGGCTTTGGATTTCGACGAAGGCTTGAGCTTGGAGGAAGCAAAAATTGTTTTCGCACCGTTCCTGCACATTATCGGAACGACAAAAAACCACGGCAAGATGAAAAACGGCGTAACGGCCGATCGGTTTCGTGTCGTATTGCGATCAAGCGAAATCATCACCGATAGGCTTGTTTATGAACAGACAATGCGAGCTTTGTGCACCCTGTATCGCTGTGATCCTGCTGCCAAGGATGCAGCCAGGCTTTTTTGGCCTTGCAAGGACATTGTTGAAGTAAAATATTTTGGCAAGACCTTCAAGCCTGTGGATGTGACCGAAGTTAAACAAGCTCGGAAAGCTTGGAGCGAATACAACAAGAGCTTTGATAAAAATAACCTACCACCATGGGTTTTAAATTATCTGCGAAACGGCATCCCCACTGGCGAGAGAAATTCTATCACCTACAGGATAGGCAGGGAGCTACGTGGTTTGGGAATGACTCACCTGGAAGCTGAAAGCCTTATTTTGGCGTCCAACATTCCAAGTTCGGGCTTTACTCCTAAAGAAATTACGGCTACGGTCAACAGTTCGTTCCGATAAAAAAAGTAAAGCCAGGTAGTGTCAAACCCGGCTTTGCACAAAAGGATCAATCGTGAACGAACAGAAGTGAATAACCCACTAAAAGAGGAGAAAACCCATTGAAATCAACCCTATGAAAGGAGCTAATTTTATGAATAACCCACTAATAGAGGAGCTATTTTTATGAGTCACCAACCCAAAACAGAGGAGATATCCTTGAAATTTAACCCTATGAAAGAATTAAACCCATTGAAATCAACCCTACGAAAGGAGCCAACTCATGAGCGAAACATCACCAAACAAGGAGCTATTTCATGACCGAAACACCGCCAAGCAAGGAGGTATTTCATGACCGAAACATCGCCAGATAAGGAGACATTCCATGATTGAAACATCACCAAAGAAGGAGATATTCCATGAGCGAAGATAACAAAAACGCACCACAAAAACCACAAAAAGAACAAGCCACCGACAAAAGTGACAACGTTGTTGACTTGCAAAAGTTTGTCAAGGTTCAAGCACCCCCAAAAGATAAACTCTACACACGCGCCATGATCGAAGATGATCTTTGTGATTGGTTTGATTTTGGTAGGCCGCCAGAAAAGATGAGCGACGATGAGGCAGCTTTTTTAGATTCCTTCCCTTGCTATGGATACCGGTTGCAACCATCCGATCCCATTAGATATATCAGGCTTGATCGGAGAACAGGTACTGCTGAATTTATAGGCAGAGACGAGCTTGACTGGGAGCTACGGTTTTTGTTTTCGAGGTTTAAGGATAAATATAGGCCATCCAATGTTTATTTGTTATCCGCAAAGCAACGGGACCAACTAGCACCGATCTTGATGGCATCGAGGCTTTTCCGTGGCGAGATCAAACCGACAGGCTACCTCAAGACCGACGATGATGACACGTTTTGCTTCCACCGGTACAATTTTACACCGATCCGCAATGCTGCTTATTTTCCGGGCAACTTTAATACGATTGCAACCACAGCACCCATCTTCACGTCATTCCTTAGGCGGATGGAAAACGCAGAGCCGCTATGTCAGGTGGTAGGCGCAGCGCTTGCTGGCAAGCCGATCCGCAAGCAAGCGGTCCTGATCAGTGGTGAGCCGAACTGTGGGAAGTCTATGTTTTTATCGCTGCTATCAAGGATTTTCGGAGATGGATGGAAGGGGTTCACGAGAGATTGGCAAGACCGGTTTGCAGCGTCAAGCCTTGAAAATTCACTTGCGTGGGGTATCGATGAGGTTGATGCAAGGTTTGTCAATTCCGAGTTTTTCAAACAAATAACAGGCAGTGAAACCCTAGAGATTAGAAGACCTTACCAACCACCTTATGATGCTAAGCTAGCTGGCAATTTTTATATGAACTGTAATGATGACAAACTATTTCTCTACAACAACAAGGCGATTGTTGAGGGTAGGCTGATTCTTTGTCGAATTAAAGGAGTGATTGCTGAAAAAGATAGGCTTTCGGTGGATGACTTAATGGAAAAGATGAAAAGCGAGATGCCTTATATCCACGGCTACTGTCTCGATGTGTTCGCAGCTTTTGGCAACCACGTTGATAAGGATATGACGGGTATTAGGGAGGTAGTAGAGAATACCGAGGCAGATTTGAAAGATCTATTTGATGAATATTTCATCATAGACGAAGAGGCAGTAGGCCATAAAGCGGAGGTGAGTATTTCAGATTTTCGCTGCACGATAGATGAGATCATGCGGGTGCATCCAAGTCTTGCGCGGCAAAAGTGTTTTGAGGGTAAGTTTAAGAAGTTTGTCGCGGCTCAACTTGGGCGACCTTATTACACGGATCAAGTAAGGAAGGGGGGATCGAGAGTTAGGATGGTTACAAAAGTTAGACTCAGAAAGCAGATATAAATTAACCGTGTCACCGTCTAACCAAGACTGTCACCGTGACTGTCACATCAAATGCGTGGGATTGCCGTGACACGGGCTTCCTTCTCCCCCAAGGGTTTGCTGGTTTTTTTCTTGCTTGTCTTAGTGTCTTAGTTAAAACTTATTTATATATATATATATATAGGTATATATATAGGGGAAAAATATATAAGAAAAAAAAAGTTTTTTTTGTCACACCACTAAGGCACTGGTACTGAAATATATCAGTGACTTAAGTGTCACACTGTGCAAAAAATAGGCAGATTTAGAGGGTTTTTTAAGGAGCTAACTGAGACAACCCCCCCACTGGGTGCACAAAAATTGAGCACGTTTGATGAAATTCGTGGCGAGCGCACAGAGCGAGCGCACCTTTTTTATGAGAGCGAACCACTGGCCCACAAACGGTGGTTGCAGGGCAGCGAAGCTGCCCATAGGATGGATGCCAGCAAGAAAAAAGAAAAGCGACAGAAGGGCACGTTTTGCGATCGAGAGAGGCATGATTAAAAAAGAAGCAGTGAAGTGGAGAGCCGTCATAGACACACGCGAGCAAAAACCGCTGAAGCTCAAAGCGGGCGACATCGAAATACCTACCGTCTCAAAATCCCTACCGACCGGCGACTATTCGATCGAAGGACTTGAGCATCTGGTTGCAATCGAGAGAAAATCCCTCGATGACCTTGGCCAGTGCTTAGGTAGAGAGCGGGAAAGGTTTGAGCGTGAGCTTCAAAGGCTGAAGGCGTATCAGACTCGTGCGCTAGTGGTAGAATGTCGCTGGTGTGATATCGTGCAAGGTAACTACAAAGCCAACGTGCATCCAAATTCAGCTATCGGCTCGATCATGGCCTGGATGGCAGATGGTTTGCCCATAATTTTTGCTGAAAGCCATCCGCAAGCAGGGGTAATGGTCAGTCGGATGCTGTGGGTGGTTGCCAATAGGCGGTTGAGGGAGCTGAAGGCGCTGGCTGGTTGATAGGGTATTTTATGAATAAGGTTTAACAGACATTCCCATCTATGATGGTCGCGTTGCAAGATATATTTACGTAACCATAAATAATAGCATCCCCGTAAACCCTAGCCCGCCCGGAAACCTCTGCCCCTCCGCAAACCTTAGCACCTCCGTAAACCCTCGCTTTTTTGTGAATCCTAGCTTCGCCGAAAATTTTAGCTTGTCCGTATATCTTAGCTTTTCCGTAAACCTTGGCCCATCCGCAAATCTCTGCCTCTCCGTAAACCTCTGCACATCCGTAAACCTTAGCTTTATCGTAAATATATGTCTTGTCGCAAACCCTAGCCCATCCGTAAACCTTGGCCCTTCCGTAAACTTCTGCCTTGTCATAAACCTTGGCCCAATCGTAAAGCTTTGCATCTTGGTAAACCTTAGCCAGCCCGTAAACCTTAGCGCAACCGTAAACCCAGCAGTTGCCTTCGTGACTTAAATTATTTTCGGACTCAACAAAGCCGCCGAGATTACCTGATTTGATATCGCCAAAATCTCGAAGCGCTTTGATTCTATAGAGCGTTCGGTTGCCTATTGTTTTAGTTTCTTTTGTTAGTTTGTATTTTTTCATTTTTCAATAATGTTTTTTTAGGGATGCGCTTTAACCCACAACCCCATCTTCAAGTTTTGCATCTCCGCCAATTTCTGCTTTCCTGTATATAAAAGCATTCCCATAAACAGATGCTTTTTCGTAAATAACTGCGTATTCACAAACCTTAGCATCTTCGTAGACCTTAGCTTTGTCGAAAACGCAAGCTTCATCGTAAACCCAACAATCACCTTCATGACTTAGATTTTCTTCAGACTTGATGAAACCACCTAGATCTCCTTTACCTACGTCACTGAAATCACGAAGCGCTTTGATTCTATAGAGCGTTTGCCCAACCATTGATTTGGTTTCTTTTGTTAGTTCGTATTTTTTCATGTGTTAAACCTCAAAATGGGATGTCATCCATGCTGCCCACTGGTTGCCTTTTTTGCTCTTGCTTTTCACCTTTGGGCTTTTCTAAAAACTGTACCGTGGTTGCCAAAATCTCGGTAGCATAGCGTTTCGCGCCGCTTTGATCTTCCCATGATCTCGTTCGTAGCTTTCCTTCGACATAAACCTTTTGGCCTTTTACTAAATATTGAGCGCAATTTTCCGCCTGGCTTCCCCACACATTAACGTTATGCCACTCGGTATGATCTTGAAGCTCTCCATCTTTTTTAAACTTCTCACTGGTTGCAACCGTGAGCCTAGCAACACTCGTATCACCTATTTGTTTAAGTTCAACCTCTTTACCTAAGTTGCCGATTATAAAAACTTTGTTGACCATCTTAAATCCCTCTGCTATGAATGTTTGAACGATTGCTATACAATTGAGCCTAAACATTGTCAATACATTTTAGGGATCGGATGAGTAAAGAGGAAGCACCTTTTGGCTACACACGCGCCGGTAAGCCGCGCAAGCGACCAGCAAGACCAGGTGAAGGAAAACCCTCAAGCTTCAAGCCTGAATATTGCGAGCAGCTAATCCAATACATGTCCGGCGGTTTATCCTTCGAAGCTTTTGCCGGTCATTTGGGCGTAGCTGTGTCAACTATCTGGCAGTGGGAGCAAGAGCACGAAAAGTTTGCAGAGGCCAAAAAAGTTGGATACGCCTTAGGTCTTGAATTCTGGGAGAAGCTAGGCCGCAATGCCGCTGCTGGCAAGGTTCCTAACTTCAATGCGACAGTTTGGATTTTCAACATGAAAAACCGTTACCAATGGCGTGACCGTCACGAGATCCAAGTTAAAAAAATACAGCCTGCAATCGTGGAGCGGCTAGATGGTGGCACGATAGAACTGACTGCGGAGGAAGTAAAAGAGTGACATATGTAATAGCAGAGATTGGTAGCTGCTTCGACAGTAAAGAAGACTGCTTAGAGGCAATCTATTTTGCAAAAGCAGCGGGTGCGGATGCGATCAAGTTCCAATGCTTCGATGAGTTTTCGCTATATGGCATGGCAAAAGAGGGTTTCACAGCAAAAGGTATCTCCGAGTTTTGGTTGCACGACCTATCAGTTCACGCGAGAGATGTCGGTATTGATTTTGGCGTGACGTTTTTTGAGCCGGAACAGCTTTTACGTCACGAAAAGAAGCTAGATTACATTAAGATAGCTAGCAGTGATTTGGAATACGCAGCGCTTGTCAAGGTAGCGTCCCGGATAACGCTAGCGACAGAAAAGCCGCTCTACATCTCCACTGGTGGCCATACCCTGCGCGAAGTAGCAGCGGTTGCGGCTTACGTGAAAGCAACCTTTTTATATTGCGAAAGTGCCTACCCAGCTTCTACGATCGATCTTAAAAGGGTAAGGGATCTAGAGCTGACAATAAAAGAACGCGTTGGCTTGTCCGATCACACAAAAGGCGTAGGCGAGACTTGCTGTGCTAACGATATTTACGAGTTCCCTGTCATTGAAAAGCACGTCAATTTTTTTGGCTATACAGATAAGCCTGACTCACCGCACTCTTGCACGTCAGCAGAGTTTGCCTACCTTTGCGAAAACGTAAAAGAGCGGGTGCGTGGCCCTCTAATTACAAAGGACGAGATGGACATGAGGCGCTACCACAATAGGCGAGTGGTTGCAATCCGTGACATAGAAGAAGGCGAAGAGTTCGACTTATCAAACATCGGTTTTTATCGTGGCCAAGACGGGGTTGAGAATTACTGCAACTCGATGGAAATGGTTTACGGAAAAACTGCATTAAAGAGCTTCACTCGTGGCCAAACCATTACGATTTAAACCTCACTCTAAAAAACAAGAGCGGGTGCTATTCTCTAAAAAACCAATGGTTATCCTTGCTTGCGGAATTCAATACGGCAAAACTAGAATCGGTGCGTGGCGCACAAAAATGGCTATGCACACATTCACCGACCCTGAAGACACCTTCATCATAGCAGCGCCTACCTACAAGACGATGCAGCAGGCTACTCTCCCAGCGTTTCTAGCGATCATGGAAGGTCTAGGCACTTACAACAAAGCGGATGCTGTATTTGAGATGAATGGTGGAGGCAAATGTTTTATGCGCACCGCAACCGATCCCAACTCGGTGGTTGGTATTACGAATTGCCGTCATATTTGGGGAGATGAGTCGGGCTTGTTTCCGCTCTACTTCCATGAGAATTTGCAGGCAAGGGCAGCGTTCAAGGAAGCGCCGATTTGCTATACAAGCTCGCCTTACTCACTCAACTGGGTTTACACGGATTACATAAGGCCGTGGCAAAAGGGCATCCCGCAACCGGATGTTGATATTATCCAAGCCAGATCGGATGAAAACCCTTATTTCCCTAAAGCCGAATTTAACAGACGCCGCCACACCATGGACCCTCGTAGGTTTAACATGATGTTCGGTGGAGAGTTCCATAAGCTTGAAGGCTTGGTTTACGATTGCTTTGAGGAGGACGCCTGTGTGGTTGGCGATATTCACTCCGAAGCTAAGCCTTACTACATAGCGGGTGTAGACTGGGGATTTACAAACCCTGCTGTGATACTGGTGTTTGCGGTTTGCCCAAAATGGGGATGCTTCCTAGTCTCCGAATGGTACAAGTCAGGCAAAACCATTGCAGAAATTGTCGAAGCTTGTAAGATCGTTAAAAATACCTATGGCGTGGAGCGTTTTTTGTGCGACCCCAGCTCGCCGGGTAACATCGTAGAGCTGAATAAAGCTGGCCTATCGGCGGTGGGTGCAAATAACGACATCCGTGGTGGCGTTGATGCCATGTACGAGATGATAACAACGGGTAAGTTTAAGGTGCTAGCTGGTAGAGCGAAGCACTTTATGGACGAGGTAGCAATCTATCATTATCCAACGATCGACGATGTTAAACCCGATCAGGATAAAAAAGACAGGTTGCCAGTGAAGCAGCACGATCACGCCATGGACGCCGCAAGGTATGTGTGCATGTGGCTCAAGATGACCAAGATGGGCATCAAAAAGGATCCGGTTGCACCTGGTCAGACAGATAGAGATTTAAGTTCGTATTATAATGACAGATTGCTTTTAGAAGATGTCGAGGAGGACTTTGACTGGTAATGCCTTACTACCCCTACAAATGCCATGACTGTGGCGAAAAGTTTGAAGTCATAAAGCAGATCGCAGCAATCGATGACGTGGAAGCGTGCCCGTCTTGCAGCGCAACGCGCACAGAGCGTTGTATTGGTCGCGTAAACTTTAAAGGTGAAGGCGATTGGAATCAACTTGATTACCATCCAGCTTTTGGTAAACCGATGACTCCCATGCAAGCATCGAAGGAAGCTCGTAGACGTGGTATGATTGAAATCGGAAATGAACCACCTGACAAAATTCATAAGCACTTTGAGAAACAGCGCGAGCAAAAGGTAAAAGATACTTATGCAAAACTATGACCTTCCAGAAGATGGGCAAGGCGTATCGACCGAACA